TATTAATTTATCTTTTGCAGCCATTTACCTGTCATTATTAAGATCGTTAAACTCTTCTATAATAGCGTTAACATCCATAGGAATTCTTATTTGCTGACCTGGAGCTACAACTAGAGAATCTTTTTTGCCGTTGTTTATACCTGCTATTATCCACCATAATGATGAATCTTTATAGTATGTTAAGGCTAGGGTATCAAATCTATCTCCTGCTGTAGTGATAACATAAATATCTGAAAGGGATTGTTCTATTTCAGGGAATATAATATTCCTTTTATATCTATATCCTTCAGATGTTCTATTTGATAATATTTCTTTGTACCTATTCATTCTAATTTAAAAATTATTTATCTGTACTTGGTAATGGTTCTAAGACTTCATTTTCATCGAAAGCTTTAAATATAGTAGTTGCTCCACCTATAAATTCACTTCCGAACTGTGGAATCTTTTGATGTATTGGTTTGAAAGTTAGACTTACATCTAACACAGTAGGTAACTGTTTAGTATTTTCAGTTTCTTCTTTAGATGCTTCTGTTTCCTGATGTTCATCCATGCCCTCTGTATGCCATATGTAGTCGGTATTCCAAGCTAGATCTACGCTTTCAATAATACCTGTTTGCTGTTTAAGGTAATCTCCTACAGTAACTGCTACGAATTGACCTCTCATATAACCACCTCCTACATAGGTAGGTGCTGTTGTTCCTGTTAGAAAATTTAACTTTTGATACAGAGGTAAGAGTTCATTTTTAGATAATGCTGCTACCTTAAAAGAAATATTGATAGTTCTATCAAAACCTCCATAAGTATAAAAGTTTTCTGCTCTACCTACAAAGTTATGTGGGTTCCATGTGCCTGAAAAACTATCGTCAAAACTATCTATAAATGCTCTGAATTGTAGGTATGTAACTTTTGAATTATCATTTTTTCCGGTTCTTGGAGTAATTACTTTAAAGTTAAAATCAATTAAATCTTTACCGCTAAGACCAGATTCAAGTTCATCTATAATAGTCACACGACTAGAAAGATCCCCTACCATTGGAGGTGAACCAGTAATACCGTCTGTTACAAACTTATATTCTTCTTTTCCAAATACTTTAACACTTAAAACTTGTTCTCCTGGGGAAGCGAATTTTAAAGGGTCTTGACTGAAGCCTCTGTTACCTCTTTTTTTAGTGTCTACATAAAGTAACTTATATGCTTCTCCTTTGGTTTGTTTATTTAATTGCTCTGGAGTTTCATAATCAGGTGTAGAAGAAATGTTTGTATCTAATGCATTTTTGTCCGGTATAAATAACTGTCTTTCACCATCTATAAACTTATCTGTGTATGTCTGTAGTATCTTACCTCTTTTGTTTGTATCTGTAGAATCTTCTAATTTACCTTTTTCTAGACCTATATTGTTTACTCCATTTGAGTATAAACCTCCAGGAGCATTGTTTTTATATTCTACATGACCTCTTACATCATTCAAATATCCCTTTTTGCCTGCAAAACCTTCTACAAAATGCAGACCAGTACCGGAAACAGGAACTTGAGCTAAAGTAGATGCTAGTTTAGTAGCAGCCCCCACTGCGCCTCCAAGTAACTTTTTACCGAATTTGCCGTCTGGGTTTTTTATACCCTGCTCTACTATACCTAATGCTGTTTGGTTACTTGCGAACTTTAATGCTGCTGGTGTTTGAGTAAGAAGTTTACTTATTCTTGTTAGATCATCTATACGTTTAGCTCCTTGCAGTTCTATTCCATTTAAACTTGGATTTCTGTTGATATCCTTTATTACTAAAGGTTCACTACTTCCAAATTCACCGTAAGTCAGGGACTTGAGATTCGTAATTAAATCTATTAATGGCATGCTAAGATGTTAAGATTTATCCTCTATTTGAAGAATTAGTACCAGTTGTATCTGCTGCATTAGAACGAATACCTTTTTCAGGTAAGTTGTCCATATAATTATAGCTAGGTTTTAGACCTTTTAAACTCAATTTAGATTGTTGAGCCAGTATATCTGGATTATCTGTAATTGAAGAGTTAGCATGAAGAGTGGATGTTTGTTTAGCTCCATCTCTTTGCCCTGGTGTCTGACCTTTTAAACTTAGTACCGATTCTTTTACTTTGTGTAATAATGACATGTTTATAATTTATTAAAATTAGTTATATAATATAAATAGGACTATGAACTTAGTTTAGAACCTAAAGCTAAAGCTGATCCTACTTTACTTCCGTCCATGTATATATCTCCACCTTTTTCCACCGCTCGTATTAATTGGTCTATTTTTGCTATTAACATATTGTCTGCACCTTTTCCTTTAGATTTACCGAATAAATTAGTTCCAACTATCATGGAATCATCTTTATCTATGGATACACTTCCTTTGGGTCCACTGACTATTGTTTCTCCTCCTGGACCAATGACTCCATCCTTAATAGAACTTTCAGCGGAAGAAGACATTGCTTTTAATGCTAAACCACCTGCTACTATTCCTCCTATTACTGCTGCTATTCCGATTCCCATAGAGAGCGCGGATGCTGTTGCTATTGCTCCTGCTGCTATTAATGCTTGGGCTACAGCTGCTCCTAGAGAAATCATTTTGAAAGTTACCATTACTCCCACTACTCCTGCTAATATATTTTTTATTAAGCTTAATTTCGTCGGTAAACTTGAGAAAAAGTCTACTACATTTCCAACTATTGATTCCAAGCCACCGTTTTGAGTAATTAACATACTTACCTTTTCGATTAACATATCTTTGGCAGCCATTAATTGGTTTTCCATTGATATCTTCTTCTGTGCATCTGCTAGTTCTTTTTCGTTACCGGCTGCACTCATAAGTGCGTTTGCTTCTTTTACCCTACCTTGCTCTCTTAGTAATTTAACTTGTTCTTGTAATTCTTTTTTCTGCTTACCTCCTAATTTATTTAAATTTGCAGTTTGAGTTAAACTATTTGCTAATTCATCTGCGGTCATTCCTGCTGCTTCCGCTAAAGCTTGTTGCTCTATTACTGTAAGTTTTGAAAACTTCTCAATCGTACCTACCTGTTTAGCAATTTCTGCTGCTGCACCTGCAGAATCTCCCTGTAGGGCTAAAGATCTTGCTCTATCGAAATTTAGATCTCTACCTAATAACAACTCAGCTTCCATTTCTTTTTCAATAGAAGATTCAAAATCTAGTAAGCCTGATGCCATGTTTTTAGCTTGTTTCAAGTTTAAACCTAGTTTTCTAGTTTGCATTACTGCTTTTGCAATAAGTTTAGGATTATTTGCATAATTTGCAGCAATTTGTCCATCTACTTGAGCAACTTCTTCTATTACACCTCTATTATCTAAGGTAATTCCAGTCTGTAGTTTTAAGGCTACGTTTTGTTTATTGATAGCGTTTAATGCATCTTCTGTTGACATACCGCTTGCCATAGATAAACGTCCTAGTTTAGCAGCTGATTGTTCTTGTATACCTACTCTCTTTGTTAGCTCTGTTTGAGATATTAACTGTTCTTTGGAAAAACCTGCTTGAGTTCCCATAATATCTGCTAACTGACTTTGAGCCCCCATAAGGTTTTTGGCAGTCATTAGGTTATCCCCTGTTGCTACTCCAACAGCAGATAGGTTGTTATACATTTCCTTTGCCTTAGCTGAAGATATGCCAAACTGTTTGCCCAATTCTGTTTGTGCAGTGTTTACTCCAAAAATTGCATTTTTAACAAAAGTAAATACTCCTGCAAGTGATATACCTTGCACTATTGCTGATTTAGCTATCTCTTTGCTTGCTGCTGCAGCTATTCCTGCTGCGGATTTACCATCTCTTGCTGCTTCTTTTGCTGCTGCTGCTGCTTCTTGGAATGGTTTAGCAAATGCCTTAAGACCGGGAAGAGACGTAATAAATTCAGCAGTTTTTGAGTAGCCAGATGCAGCTTTTTCTATTCTTTCCTCTTCGTTAGCTCGATCTGTTGCTTTTTTAATTATTTCATCTAGAACACTATTATTATCATTAGCGGCGGCTAAGATTGCTTTTTCTTCATCGCTAAGTTTAGTACTTTTTTGAATCAACTGAGCTTTATACGTGTCCAGTTCAGCTTGTGTAGCTCCGATTTCTTTGTGTGCAGCTATTTCTTTTTCGATTGCTTTTACAGCATCGTTTTGATCGAGTAATCTCTGTGCTCCTTTTTGTATGTCTTCTTTAGCTTGGGCAGCTTTTTGCTTAATAGTAGTTAACTGTTTAAGATTAAGCTTTTCTATCGCCTGTTCATCCTTTAGTAAAGCATCTGCTGCTTTTGTGATATCCCTAAACCCTTTTCGTGCTTCACCTAATGGAGTTACCTGTCCTTTGATCTCCATTGTAACACCTCTAAGCTGTTCATATAAATTAGTAGCTGTACCGTTCATGTCGGCCAGTTCTGATTTAGCTTCTTGAAGTATGCCTGGTAGTTCTGCCATCTCACCTGTATTAAGTTCAAGCTTTGCTTTACCTAATTCACGGTAGATAGTATTAATCTTCTTCAGTGATTCCTCTGCTCTCTTTAATTCTTTAGGATCAATTGACATTGAGTTATTTTCTTATAAATAGGAAAGGCCTTTATTTTTTAAGGCCCTTCACGTTATAATTTGGTATTTTTGGTTTAGTAGCCATGGAGTTGGCTTTTTTAACTTGTTGACTTTCTTTTTCGTTTTCTTCTCTATAGAATTCCTGTATCTGTTGAAAAGTAAACTTCCTTAACCAGATGGGCATTTCATAGACTTCTGTCCAAGAGTAACCTCCTTTACCGTGGAATACTATATTATGTATTTGAGTAAATAGATTAGTCCTATAGTGCTGAGTCAGGCCAAAAAAAGTTTAATGTAATCGGCAGATTGACAACGCCCTCCTCACCGTCTATCTGCACTTCCAGGTCTATATCTGGGTTTAGTTGTCTATAGTATTCTCTAAATGCTCTTGCATCTCTAGCAAGAAAATATTTATCAACAAATTCTCTAATGTCTTTTTGATCTCTTAATCCATTGACGGAAGTGATCATATGTTTGTATCTTGTAGAAGCAACTGGGTTAGAATCTTTTTTAAGTTTCTGTAAACCTTTTACTTCTCTATCAATATGATCATCATCTTTATGACTTAAAAGTTTAAAGGTAATTTCATTTCCTGTTTCTGGTAAGTTAAAATGAAATTCATTTACTCCTTTACAGTTTTCAATATCTAGGTGTAAGTCTTTATTTTCTAGTGAACTTAAATCTACAGTAGTCTGTGTACCTTTAAACTCAAAAGTATATTCTTTACCGTAAGCTAAAATTCTTGCAGCTACCATTATAGCATTTTTGTCTCCTGCTAATAATGTACTGTATACTATACTTTTATCTACTATAAGAGATTCTAAAAGTTTATCTATTACTGTACCCTTATTAATATAGTTACTATTAGTAAGTATATCCTCTTCTTTAGCGGTCATGTATTTCATTTCAATTTTTCCGCTGGCTAATGGAGAATCTTTAGGGTACAATAGTCCTTTTGATGGTAGTTCTACTGTTTCTGTAGGTATTTTGAATTTTGGTTCCATAAATTTTATTTCTTTATAACTTATTGTATATATAAATATAAGAAAAAAAACTTTTAGAAACAACTAAAAAACCCGGAAAGAATCCGGGTTAATTATAATAATAAGAGGTAGGTGTGTATTAGTAATTTAATACGCAGTAGTCCATTGCTACTGTAATGCCGATTTCAACAGCTTCATCAGATGTCCAGTCATATTGACCAAAGTCTCCGTTTGTTAGTATAGCACCTTTGACGATCCATTCTCCTACAATGTCTCCTACAGGTCCTAATATATTTAATGTCAAATCTTTTTTATAAAAATCAGAGTATCCTGCTCTTCCTGTTACAGATTCGTAACCTAATCTAGCCCATTCCATTACTGCTTGAGCACCTGAAGGTGTTACTGGATCATAAAGTGTCATGGTCATATCATCCCATTCTCTTTTTCCTCTAATTTTTCTATATGAATTGATGTGATCTAATTTGATAACGTTATCGGTAAAGGTAGGAGCCTTTACATTCTTTACCATGAAGGAAGGAATTCCGTCGATAAGCATTACAAATCTGTTCTGTACTTTCGGTTCGAAAGCTTTAAACATTATTTCGTTTGGATCTAATACTGCCATGTTCTATTTACTTTATTATAAATATAGTTAATTAATAATTTATCCGTTAAAAGTTGCTCCAGTAGGTTCAACTGTGAAGTCTAATACTATAAATTCTGCTGTTTTAGCTGGCTGAATAAATATTTGACCTACCAATTGGTTCCTGTCTACAACATCTGCGGTGTTATTTGTGTCATCCATTACGACTCTAAACGTGTAAAGACCTTGTCTCTGTACTACTGATTCTAAATATGGATTAACTATTGATAAAAATCTATTTCTAGTTGCTACTGTATTTTGTTCAAATACTAAGTTTCTAGCTTGATCTCCTAAGAACTTCTTAAGCTCGATTAATAATCTTCTTACGTTTACTCTATCTAAAGCTGATGCTTTAGTCTGTAAGGTCTTTTGACCAAATACTGCAATACCCTGTCCAGGGAAAGTAGCGATTGGATTGACTTTACCGTCATATAGTAAGTCTCTTTGACCTCTTGTTAATTTTTGTTCTGCTTGTATTACCCCTACAATTCCACCTCTAACTAATCCAGCTGGAGCGAACCATGGTGCTGAACTATTATCTGTGAATGCATATACTCCTGGTATTACACAAGAAGCTGGGACATATACGTTTCTTCCCGTAGCTGATACAACTTGTACCCATGGCCAATAAGATGAAGCATATGAACTATTTAATCCTGTAGCAGTTGATGTAATGTTACTTACAGTAGAACCATAAGTTTCTAAATCTATTACTGCGATACAGTCTCCTCTAGATTCTGCTAAAGTTACTACACTATTTAAGACTCCTGCTTGATCAGCATTCTTATATACCATTCCTGGTGTTGATAAGATGTTGAATATGAATTCGTCTTTATTATCTAAGATTGATATAGCATCAGTATAGTTACCAGATGTTAAACCTTGAGAGTTTGTATTTGATATTGAACTAAAGTAATTTGCTCCTGCTACAGCGTTTACTCCGGTAGCGTTATAGAATGATCCAGATTCAGCGATCGGTAAAGATCCTGAGTAAGAATTTCCATCTCCGTCTACTCCTACAGATGTACCATCGTTTTGAAGATAGTTAACTGTTGCTGAATTTACTGCAGAAACATAAATGAAGTTAGACTTATTTACGTAATCTCCTTGAGTCTTAACGTATGTCTTAGTTCCGTCTGTTGCTTTAGTTTTATATTGAGTACCAATTA